TGCATCAACATGAATAGATCCATCTTGTCCAAATGTATGACCATTAGCATACACATGATATAACTCGAAAGATTTATTCAGCTTCTGCTGTATCTTATTTAGAAGATGATCTGTAAAGAATGTGTCTTCAACAAAGTCTATCTTCCAAAATGGTGTAGTAGTGTGAAAATCTGGATGTTCTCTGCCCAAAGAAGTATGTCCATACTTCCATTGCGACCCATACCCAGTCTTCTCTTTGATGATACGATAGTCATCTTCATCAAAGAAATCATGATACTGAATGATGTCTGTCTGTTTATAGTTCTGCATATTCTCTAATCAAATTGATTCTCACAGATTCTAATTTCTCTAGTTGTGAGTGTGTGATATCATTCGCAACATCATTGATAGCGTGTTTCATATCAATAATAAGTTCACGCATACGACTATCTCTAATCAGACTCTCCGCCCACCCAACAATAACCTTACGATCACCAGAAATCACTGGATTAACTTTATGCCATAGACCAGTATTATACATCACTAGTGTGCCCGCTTTCTCTTTGAAAGTAATTTCTTTTGGACCCATCTTGATAGTAAGTTCACCACCTTCATACTCACTAGGATCATTTAGAAAACAAGTGAAGCTGTAGTGAGGAGCAATCCCAGCAATGGGAAATGCATCTAGATGATAATCATAATGATGACCCTGCTTGTACCACAAAAAATATGGTTGTCCAACTCTCTTAATTAGATAGTCTTCCGTCTGTGGACGTAACTTATCATAAAAATAGTTGCACTTATCATCATGATCTGGATGATCATAATTCATTGCAAGATTCTTCTTTACTTCAGATCTTGGATTACTATCAGAACCACAGTGGAACATGTCATCGCTCCACTGTTGTGTCAAATATCTAATAGATCCGCCATCAAGTACATTATCAATTAACCAAATCATTAATATCCTCTTCAGTATAAATTTGCGTGTAATCAATACCCGCTTCAACAAAGTCTTCAAGTCTCAATAGTTTCATCATCTCTTTAACTTCACTAGTAACTACTTTCTTACTATTGATATAGTTCTGTCTCATTGTAGAGATGTTTGTAAGTTTAGATTCAATCAAGTCTCTAGAAGAATCAGTATCTCTAGCAACCCATTGATCATCTGTTGAAAGATATTCAACTGCATTGCCATCATTGTCAAGACCATCAGGATACATTTCTCTATAGAACTTTGGATCGATAGGGAACTTGAATGTCTTGATTGCTCTAAAGAAATCAAGTGGTGTTGGATAATCTGTTGGCTCACCAAACTTTAGATTTCTAATCTCTTGTCTGTATCTAATCCACAGTGCTCTTTCACCATCATATTTCTCCTCAACATCAGGATTCATACGCCAGTCTGTAGCAGCAAGAATCGCATTCTTTTCTTGCATTCTCTTCAACCAAGTATTTTCAAAGAATAGATATTCTTCGTCAATCTTGGAAAGACGTGTCTCCACGTCATAGAGTCTTGCTGTATTTTGAGCAGTAATAAAATTCCTTACTTTCTTCTCTAGTTCAATAACCTGCTCTTCAGTATAACCAGTGAAAGTATAGGTGCTGTATACTTGTTGTTGTTGGGCAAAGTCAAACTTCTTCTTCTTTCTTTGACAATATAGATAATTGTCACTGTAGAAGAATAAAGCCTGCAACTGATCATTCTCTGTGTGCCAGAACTCACCAAGTGCTTCCTCTTTGAAGCGATCTAACATCTCACCAGAGATAGAGAAAGTAGGAACATATTCTCTACCATCTGGCAACAACACTCTGGCACTAGTGTTGTTAATAATTTTGTTTTGAAAGTCAACTTCTAACGTTGCACTTCTAGCGAGTTTTGTTGTCATTAATTTGACCCAGCTTTAATGTACCATCCTGTCACTATATATTTAGTTTGCTCACCCATAACAAGATTCCCCTTGTGAACATGAGTCATGCCAGCAGGGAAAATAACTACAGTTCCTTTTTGCGGTTTGATTCTACGCTTTTGATACAAAAACTCCGTCTCACCACCATCATCAATGTCGTTAAGATAAATCATCCACGTAAGTTCTCTCTGTGCATACCCAGCAGATGCGTTTTCATAATGCCATAGATGATAACCACCGCCAGGTTCAGTCTTCTGGAACTTAATATCTATTGATGTCATTGGCACGTTCTTCAGCTGCGAGAACTTACTAACATAATGTTGAGCACATGATTTGAGGAACTGATTGATCTGGGTAGACCACTTCTCACTACCATAGTTAACTAAAAAAGCAGTATCATCTCTTTTAATATTACCACCATACATTTCAGATCCTTCCATGATATCAACAACATCACTGGTAATAGTATGTCCTGATACCTCATTAATAAATGATTCGCCATACGCTACAAGTTGATCACAAAATGCATCTGGCACAAACTTCTCCCAGACACCAATGAAGTCATCAAATGACGATTTAGTCATTTTTTCATTCATCATCAATTCAAGTGGCCTATAAGGCGCAAGTTCATTCTTTGCCATGAAAAATTAATATGCTTTAATTATATATTTAACCTTATGGAATTCGGGTAGAAGTTCTACCTTTCTGTTGGGGGAGAACGCAACATTTGGAATTGGTTTCTTGATCGATGTATTAAGAGTAAATGTTCCTACATTCAACTCCATACCAACATCACTTTGATTGAAAGTTACATTCACAGTTGTTGCTGCAGAACCTAATCCTTCTCTAGCACTACCCCATCCACTAACATTACCATAAGTATAGTCAGTAGTCAAGTCAGTAACTGGTTGTAGTGTAATCAAGTGCGAATGAGACTCCGTGACACCAGTGTCGCCATCAAGAAGTGGTGGTGTGTATGCGTCTACTCTAACAGTTTTTGGGTTGGTATCAATCACAGCAGTAACGTGTCTACTACCAGACCCCCCATCAACACCGTATTCTTCAGAAGGACCACCACCAACTGTGAAAAGGTAACTATCAGATAGCACACTATATGGTGATGGCCACCAAGTTTCAGCAACTAGTGTTTGTGATGTTCTCATGTTAGCATCACCACCTACGTTTGCAAGACCAGGACCACCATTCAAACTGGTATTATATGCTTTAGTGTTAATATCACTAATCAACTGTGTAACAATCGTATTGAGATCATCAACGCCATCAATTTCATCCCATTCATTCTGGAAGTTTGATGCATAATTTTGCAGTGCTCCTAACCATAAGTCAACAATAGTTTGTGTGTCAGACTTTGCAACTCCATCTGGAAAGTCATTAAGACCATTAAGTCTAGCCGCATTAAGTCCGACACTACCATCACTGTCTAATCTAGCAGAACCAGGCAATGATGCCATGCCTCTGTCACGCCACTCAATTAATGGATCTCCACTAACACCATCAACCAATCCAGTAACGTACAGGTGAGTATGTGGAGGAACTGATACCAATGTGTCAAGCAGTGGACCGATCAATGCTGTTACACTACCAGCAATGGTGAAATCAATTTCAGCTGTAATATCACCATCAAATACAGTCTTAACTGTACCCAATGAGAAGAAATTACTAGTTGTTCCTGTAGTACCACCAGCATCACCTATAATCTGTTCATAAGGATTATCACCAGAAACGTCCACATCATCAACATACCACCAGCCACCAGTTTCTCCAGGATCGTAAATACTTCCACCACCTTCAAGTGGTGGGAAAGCAGACGATGCTCTGTTACCATCAACAACACCAGTTCCAACCAGTTTTCTATTTCTTAAGTCAGGAACTCTAAACTGTCCTGTATATGTTTTATTTTGAGCGTCATATGTTACACCAGTTCCACCATATGTTTCTTCAATGACTTCATACAAATCAGGATAATCTGCGGCGTCATAAAGTTCACCATCACACTCCAAGTAACCTGGGAATCTAGATGTAAGGCTACCGTCTAGTGTGCCATATGATCCATCTGGTCTCTTCAGAACAGGGACAACTGTACCAATAGAATGTCCATCTTCTTTGTTCTCAATGATATCACCATTGCTATCTACCAGTGCATTCTTCTTACTATACCACGCACCTTTTAGATCTGGTGGCGGTGGAGCAACAGCATAGTTACTTACTGTCCAAATAAATTGGTTTGGGGTTCCCGTACCCACCGTAACAGTTGTAGTTACTTGACCAGATAGATTAGGATCAGTGTCAATAAAGACACGGAATGAATCATTTACTTCTGGATCAAATGTCACTGTAGATGATGTAGGAGTAGCAAAATCAACAGAGATTAGGGCACCATTTGTGGCAGAGATTGTAATTGGTCTATTGATTCCACTAACAGATACAATAGAGCTTACAACTTGAGTGCTTGGTACTTGATTTGTAAGGTTTGCTGGTGCTATCCAATCCGCATCAGTATCTGGTCCAAGGTTAGTAACAATTAACCACGGAGCAATAGTTCTACCACCAACTCTGATGGTAGTAGATACAGAACCACCAAATGTAGCAGATGACCTGTTATACAGAACAATCTTATCACCATTGTTTACTTTAGTTGGAAATACACCAATAGAACTCTCACCACCCTCTGCATATTGAATTTTAATTCTAGGTTCTGTTCCATCAGTTGATACAAGAGTGACATCAACTTCAGTACCATTTCCCAATCCAGCAATACCACCAGGCAATGGTGCTGGTTCAGATCCAATCAAAGCATCTTCTAATACATCATTCTTATCTTGGAATGAGAAATTGTCTGGCGTTGTGGAGGGGAAATTTCCTGTAGTAATAGACCAATTAGATCCCGCTGGCTCATCACCAATACCAAGTGATGTAGAAGACTGTGCTCCAGCAGTATTTTCGGAAAGTAATCGAAGTTGTAGATACTGACCGTTAGTGACTGTTGGATAATTAGGACCAATAACCTGCTCAAATGTTACACCAGATAATATACTATATCCATCACTGTTGGTGAAAAATGTATTGGTATCAGAAATACCCACATACAAGTCTGTGTCTGATGCAACAATCTGTGCTGTATCGTTCAATCCTTGAATTTGTAAGATATTACTGTAAATATTAGTATTCAACTGAACATTTGTAAGATCCGTAAAATCAGGGAATGGCTCTGGAATATTTGGTGGTGATACTGCAGTGCCAATCGTCCATCTTTCTACTCTAGCACCAATAGAAAGATCGGCAAAAGTTGTTAATCCTTGTGATACGTTTGATCTTAAGCGTAGTTGAACTTCGTCAGTATTTGTTACTGTAATATTTCCATTAGGAATCAGCCAATCACCAAATACCGTTTCTCCTTGACTTACACGTTTAACTCTGATGGAAAAATTATCAACTACCGCCGAAAGACTTCCAGTCAGTGTTACTGAAGCTTCTGTGGTTGGTGTTAGACCAGATACTGTAATAACATCTTCTCCAGGTCTTGTTCCATCACCATACACATACATTACATCAGTATCTGCATCCTCAAGTGGTGTAAATGGGAATGGATCAGGAGCAAAATCCTCGGGAATTGTTGTAATATACCAGATTGTTTGCTGCTCACCAATTTGAATGGTGACACTTTGAGTAGTATTCCACTGGGAGGGCGCTTTAAACTTGAAGCGTACTGTTTGTCCCTCGCTTACATATACTGGTGTAGTAGAAAAAGAATATGTCATGGAATATAGTTACCGCTTGCCATTTCTGGTAGTTCCCACTTTATTTAGGGGACTATAATTGACGCACATCCACGAAGTTTCCATCGTTATCTATTTCTACTTGAATAGGATAGTCAGCCCTGATTTCCACTGGAATATCAATATCGTCAATTACAATTTGCTCCGTAGTAATTTCTACATCAGGAGTAATAACTGGTTCTTCGTTTTTGAGAGTATCTTCAGATTCAGGAATATCAACAGCGTCAGGCATCTGATCAATATATGGATAAATTGTAATACTATCAGTGTCCTGCAAGTTACCAAGACCAATACCTATCAAGTTAAAATTAAAACTGGATGGTCCGCGATTAGTCCATGTCGGTGCATATGCATATGTTGATGTCGATCTATCAAGATCAAATGTTTCATTTGTTACGACACCATCTAGATCTGTAGCAATCACTTGTAGTTGATAACTTACATCAGAATTGACTTCTGAATGAGATAGAGTTATAAAAGAGTCAGCATAGTTTACTGTTAGTGGACCATTAATCGATACTTCTGGAGGTTGCCATACAGTCAAAGTAATTTCTTCTGTGTCTTGTCCACCAAGACCTTCGGCTACAGCAGTATACGTTGTGGTTACAGTTGGCGATACATTGCTGAATGAAGTTAAATTTGTTGATCCAATACCAGGAGTGATATACATCGTACTGGCATCACCAGTAGTTGACCATCTCAATACTGTACCATCTCCACGGGGAATAGCATCATCATCCAAAGTAAGAGTAATTTCAGGTGGAATGTATACCGTCTGCCTAAATCTATCTGTATCAAATCCACCACTATAGTACACCGTCAATGTCCAATCACCAGTTTGTTGTGGTTGTACTGTGAGAGATGTCGTAGTTGATGATAAGTTATAAATGTCTCCAGATGGACTTTCTAGTCTGATGCTGCTAACAAACTGTGGATATGTTGTGGTCCAAGAAAATGTCGTTGTTTCTCCTTGAATTAGAGCAGAATTTGATGAAGTAAAAGATGTAATTTCTGGTGTTGCAAGATCATAAGTGATACTTACATATCCATTAGCATAGTTAGATCCATTACCGCTAACATATGTTGTATATCCTGTTCTATAGAAGCTTCCACCGCCTCCGCCACCACCAGATGGGTATCTACCAGCACGATCATCAGCACCTTCGCGACCACCGCCGCCACCCGAAGCGCCACCTCCACCGCCGCCACCGCCGCCACCATCATATCCTTGAGATCTACCAGTTCCACCATTAGAAATGCCTCCAGGTGAAGTAGACCAACCACCAG